TTCCCGAACTTGGTCATGTCCGACAGCGAGGAAGTCTCCATCGACGTCGACGTGGGCATCCGCCGCATGGCGCCGTTTGTCTCGCCGCTGGTCGAAGGCAAGCTGGTCGAGCAGCGCCGCTACCAGACCAACGTCTTCAAGCCGGCCTACATCAAGGACAAGCGCGCGCCCGACCTGCGCAAGCCCGTGCGCCGCCAAATCGGCGAGCGCATCGGCGGCGAGCTCAAGGGCGTCGAACGCGAGATGGCCAACCTGAACTTCGAGATGACCGACCAGATCGACATGGTCGATCGCCGGCTCGAATGGATGGGAGCGCAGGCCCTGCTGAACGGCACGGTGCTGATCCAGGGCGAAGGTTTCCCGACCGTGCTGGTGGACTTCGGCCGTGACGCCACGCTGACCATCGCCCTGACCGGCGGCCAGCTCTGGTCGCCGGCCAACATCGCAGCCGGCACGGCGACGCCGGCGGCCAACATCGAGGTCTGGGGCCACCAGATGCTGAAGAAGTCGGGCGGCGTGGCCACCGACATCGTCTTCACGACGACGGCCTGGAATAACTTCATCCTCGACCCCGTGCTCAAGGGCGCCATCTGGTACCCGGGCAACGGCGGCAACGGCAACACCATCAACGTCGGTGCGCAGATCCAGCGCGGTGCCCAGTACAAGGGTCGCTGGGGTCAGTACGACCTGTGGGTCTACAACGACTGGTATGTGGACCCGGTGACCAACGTCGAGACGCCCATGGTCCCGGATGGCACCGTGCTGATGTCGGGTCCTGACCTGATGGGCACCCGCGCCTTCGGCCAGATCATGGACCCGGCCTTCAACTACGAAGGCCTGCCCTATGCGCCGAAGACCTGGATCGAGCAGGATCCGGCCCAGCGCTTCCTGCTGATGCAGTCCAGCCCGATCGTCATCCCGAGCCGCGTGAACGCAGCGCTCTCGGCCTCGGTCTCCACGCCGGTGGTGAGCTGATATGGCGACCGATAACAAGGGCGCCAACAAGGGCGCCGACGGCAAGGATCTGCCGTCGACCACTGCCGAGCTGGTCGACGCGGTCGTTGCCAAGCGCCGTACGGTCAAGGTCGCTGGCAAGGACCACGGTCCCGGCGAGACGGTGTCGCTCCCGGCCGACGAAGTCGAGCGCCTGCGCGAGCGTGGCTTCCTCGACAAGCCTGGCGTGAAGGCGGTGGCGGAGGGCAACGGCCCGCGCTTCGTGCCGCAAGGCGGCCCGACCGCGCAGCAGGAGTAAGCCGTGATTGACTGGGGCGCTCAGGTCCTCGCGCCGACGATCAAGGTCTTCGGCCAGCCGGGGACGTTGACGCAGGGCGGCGTGAGCGTGGATCTCAACGGCATCTTTGACGAGGCTTACGTCGACGTCGATGTGCTGGATGGGATGCAGACCACGTCCACCAAGCCCTGCTTCGGCATCGACCTGGTCGATCTGCCGTTCGCGCCGGCGCAGGGGGCTCGGGTGTTCATTCCGGCGGCTCTGGGCGCCCCGCTCGTCGACACGACCTACATCGTCAAGAAGGTGCAGAAAGACGGGCACGGCGGTGCGCGGCTCCTGCTCAACGTCGCGCCGGCAACGCCAGCGCCATCGCCATGACTGTTGCCACACAACCCATGATCGGCCGTCGCCAGCTCCGGCTGGCGGTGGTCGGTGCGCTGCAGTCGGCCGGCTTGTCCGTCAACGGCACGCCGGTCCAGCAGGAAAGCCCGGGCGACTGGGACATTCCTGAGGAGCAGCTCGCCATGGTCACGGTGCGGACCACGGACGAAACAAAGCAGGCCCAGACGTCTGGACAGGCCAACTTCACGACGACCTGCTCGGTCGTGGTGCGGGCGGTGCTGGCTAACGAGACCGCGGAGAAGGCGCAGGACGACATCGAGGGCCTGTGGTACGCCGTCGAGTTCGCCATGCTGACGAACTTCTCCATCGTCAATGCCGTGCAGCGCATCTCCAGCGTGCGCTCCACGCTGGAGGTCAAGGCGGACGGCGCGCGGCAGCTGGCCGGCATGGTCGGCGTGTTCGAGCTCGAGTATTTCGAGGCCTTCGATGCGATGCAGCCTCCGCCGGCTCCGACGCCCTGGCCCAAGGATCCGCCGACGCCGGCGCCCATGACCGATGTCTCCCTGACGGGCGACCTGGTCAACGTCTTCGATCCGAGCGGCAACTACCCCGGCGCGCCGTTCCCGGCGGCCGTCCAGCCCGCACCTCGCACCAGCGGCCCCGACGGTCGCACCGAGGTCGGCCTCTCCATCTCTCTTGAAGGGTCCCCATGAAGATCAAACCCGCGCCCGGCCTCAAGGTCCGGGATCCCGACCTGAAGGACTACCTGCCCGACGAGGGCCGCACCGTCCCCGATTCGGCGCACTGGCACCGGCTGCTGCGCGACGGCGATGTGGTGGAAGTGTCCGAAGACTCCCAGCATGAAGGAGACACCCCATGACGGTGCCTTTCGTCAACACGCCCGCCAACGTGCGGGTTCCGTTGTTCTACGCCGAGCTCGACAACTCGCAAGCGAACACGGCGACCGTCCAGCAGCGCGTGCTGCTGATCGGCCAGATCCTCGCAAGCGGCCAGGCTGCGCCCGGCATTCCGCTGCTGAGCGCCGGCGTCGCTGACGCGCAGCTGCAGGGCGGCGTCAACTCCAACCTGGCGCTGATGGCCCAGGCCTACCGCGCAAACGACCCGTTCAGTGAGCTTTGGTATCTGCCGCTGTCCGACGCCGCCGGCGCCGTGGCCGCTGCGGGCAGCGTCACGTTCACCTCGCCGCCGACGACCAACGGCGTGCTGTCGCTGTACATCGGCGACGTGCGCTACCAGCTGGCCGTCTCGAGCACGCAGACGGTCGCGCAAATGGCGACGGCTCTGGCCGCGCTGATCAACGCGGATCCGAGCTGCCCGGTCACTGCTGCGCCAGCGGCAGGCGTGGTTGCGCTGACGGCGGACAACAAGGGTCTGATCGGCAACGAGATCGGTCTGACGTTGAACTACCTCGGCACGGCGGGCGGTGAAGCTACGCCGGCCGGCCTGGGCGTGACGCTGGCCAGCCTGACGGGCGGCGCAGTCAACCCGACGCTGACGACGGCGCTGTCGAACCTCGGCGACATGCCGTTCGACTTCATCGTTTGCCCCTACACGGACACGGCGAGCCTCCAGGCGATCCAGGCCTTCCTGAACGACCAGGCCGGCCGCTGGAGTCCGCTGCAGCAGATCTACGGTCACGTCTTCGCGGCGTACCGTGGCACGGCCGCGGCGTGCACGACGTTCGGCTCGGGCATGAACGACCAGCACACTTCGGTGCTCGGCTTCTGTGGTTCGCCCACGCCGGCCTGGAAGATCGCAGCGCAGTGGGTTGCCTCGATGGCGCCAGCGCTGCAGAACGACCCTGGCCGTCCGGTGCAGTCGCTGCCGATCCGCGGCATGCTCGCGCCGCCAGTGTCCTCGCAGTTCCTGCTGTCCACGCGCAACACGCTGCTCTGGGACGGCATCAGCACGTTCTCTGTCGGCTCCGACGGCACCTGCTATTGCGAGAACACGATCACGACGTACCAAAAGAACGCCTACGGTGCGCCGGACAACAGCTATCTGGAGGTCGAGACGATGTTCCTGCTGGCCTATGTCCTGCGCAATCTGAAGGGCATGGTCACCAGCAAATACGCCCGCGTGAAGCTCGCTGCCAACGGCACGCGCTTCGCTCAAGGCTCGGCCATCGTCACGCCCAACATCGTGCGCGCCGACCTGATCGCGGCCTACCAGGCGCTGGAGTTCAACGGCTACGTGCAGAACAGCAAGGCCTTCGCGCAGCAGCTGATCGTCGAGCAGAACGCGACGAATCCGAACCGCCTCGATGTGCTCTGGCCGGGCACGCTGATCGACCAGCTGCGCATCTTTGCGCTGCTGGCGCAGTTCCGGCTGAGCTGATCCCGCCGACCCGTCCAGATGTCTGGACGGGCATGGCGCACGTTGACACCTGGGCCGCCTGAGGGGCGGCTCTTCTCATTTTGGAGGGCCAATCAATGGCTGACAACACCAACCGCTTGGCCGGCGTGGCTTACCTGACCGTCAACGGTCAAAGCTACATGCTGGCTGGCGATCTCGGATACAGCACCGGCAAGGTCAAGCGCGAAACGCTCGTTGGCCAGGACCAGGTCCACGGCTTCGCCGAGACGCCGCGCGCGCCGTTCATCAGCGCGACGCTGCGTGACGCTGGCAATCTCACGGTCAACGACTTCAACAACATGACGAACGAAACCGTCACGCTGGAGCTGGCCAACGGCAAGACCGTCATCGGTCGCAACCTGTGGACGGTCGAGGCGCAAGAGGTGAAGACCTCAGAGGGCACTTTCGAGGTCAAGTGGGAGGGCTTCTCCGGCTCGGTCACTGAGCAACTGGCGAGCTGAGTATGGACGGGAACAACACCCTCACCCTCACGCTCCGCAAGCCGCTCGATGGTGTGTCGGAAATCACCCTGCGCGAGCCGACTGTCGACGAAGGCTCGCAGTTCCGGCTGGACGCCCGGAAGTTCGGCGACGTGCGCGCGCTGAAGAGTCTGCTGTCCAAACTCAGCGGTCTGGAGGTCGGCAGCGTCGGCCAGATGGCCGGCCGCGACTTCAAGGTCTGCGAGCGATTCGTCCAAAGCCGCTTCGGTGAGCCCGACGAGGTGCTCGAAGGCGACGAGGTCGTGTGGACGCTGCAATCGCCGCTGCCGAGCCTGACTGAGGTCAAGTTGCGCGAACCGACGCTGGACGAGTTCGCGCGCATGACCAGTGAGTCGGCGCGGATCGGCGACGTCCTCGCGCTGCGCAACCTCATCGCGGCGATGAACAAGGTCGAGGCCGGCGTGGTCGGCCGCATGGGCATCGGCGACTTCAAGGTCTGCGACAAGTACCTGTCGAGTTTTTTCGACTAACCCAGGCGGTGGCCAACCTCGACGACATGATCGCCGAGGTCACGCTGTTCTACCGCTGGGGACCTCATGATGCGATCGGCTTGACCTGGTCGCGCTTCAAGTTCTGGATGAACCAGGCGCGACGGATCAACGCCGCCCGCGGGAAGGAAACGTAGTGGCGACGACGATCAAGTTCACCATCGCGGCCGTCGACAAGGCCTCGGCGCGGCTCAAGGCGATCAATGAGAACGTGTCGAAGATGACGCGCCCCTATCGGGAGTTGGGCAAGAGCGTCAAGCAGTTCTCTGACGTCTCGGGCCTGACCAGTTTCGGCAAGCAGCTGCGTGCGGTAGCAACGAGCGGCGCCCGGCTGGCGTCCAGCCTGGCCAAGGTCGGCGCGCCGCTGCTGTCGTTGATCGGCGGCGGCACCATCGCCGGCGTCACGGAACTGGCTGTCGCCTGGGCGAGGGTGGGGGCGGAGACCGAGCGGACGGCGACGCTGCTGGGCATCTCCAGTGCGAAGCTGACGGAGCTGCGAGGTGGCGCCCAGCTCGCCGGCGTTTCGGCTGACGATCTGACTTCGGGCTTCCGCTCGTTGTCGGACACCCTGCAGGACGCCCGCTGGGGCCGCAACCAGGGCGCCATGGCAGCTTTGACAGCGATGGGCATCTCCCTGCACACGACCAAGACCGGCGCCATCGACACGGAGCATGCCATGTTCGACCTGGCCGACCGCATGAAGGTGCTGCAGTCGCGCGATCCGGCGGCTGCGCGCAACCTGGCGCGGACCTTCGGCGTCGAGGGGCTGCTGCCGATGCTCATCAGGGGCGCCGCAGGCATGAGGGCCTACCAGGCCGAGGCCGCGCGCTTGCGGGGCACTTTCACGCCGGACATGGCA